TGAAGATGAAATAGGTTCTATGTATTTTACAAGAACATTAACAGATTGGGCAAGATTTAATATTAATAACAGAACAAAGTTTGATGCTTCTATTAGTTCAGGTTTAGCTATAATGGCTACACAAAAAAACCTGTATCAGCCCATTAAAAAGAAATCAAAAATAAAACTTAACTTTGCAAGATATGACAATAAGGGAAGTTATAGCCAAATCATACAATAAATGGAGGATGTAAAAATTTCATTAAACCCAACAGGATTTCCTAGTCAATTTGTTTCTGACTCAGAAAAAAAATCTTATGAGTTCGGTTTACAAATAGGCCAGGCTATTCAATACGAATGGTTTAGAAAAGATGGTCGTCAAAGTAGATTTTATAGTCAATGGGCAGAGTTTCATAGATTACGATTGTATGCTCGTGGAGAACAATCTGTACAAAAATATAAAAATGAATTAGCTATTGATGGAGATTTAAGTTATTTAAATCTTGACTGGACTCCTGTTCCTATTATTCCAAAATTTGTAGATATAGTAGTCAATGGAATGGCTGATAGAATATTTAAAGTAAATGCTTATGCTCAGGATAGCATGTCTTTAGATAAAAGAAGTGAATATCAAAAACAACTTCAAAAAGATATGTTAGCTAAGCCTGTAATGAAACAGGTTCAAAAAGATTTAGGAATAAATACTTTTGCTACATCAGAAGAAGATGTGCCTAACAGTTCTGAAGAACTAGCTTTGCACATGCAACTTAAGTATAAGCCTTCAATAGAAATAGCTGAAGAAGAAGCTATAAATACAGTTTTATCTGAAAACAGATATTATGAAATACAAAAGCAATTGTATTATGACCAGACAATACTGGGGGTTTCAATGTGTAAAAACACGTTTAAGCCAGGTTCAGGTATTTCTATAGAATATGTAGACCCTGCTAATGTAGTATATAGCTATACTGAAGACCCTCATTTTCAAGATTGTTTTTACTGGGGTGAAATTAAAACAATTCCTATTGTAGAGTTAAAAAAAATAGATACTAGTTTGACTAGACAAGATATGGATGAAATATCTAAATACAGTCAAAGTTGGTATAATTATAATAACACTGCTCAATATTATAACAATAGTTTATTTAGTAGAGATAGTGCTACAGTTTTATTTTTTAATTATAAGACTACAAATACTTTTACTTATAAGAAAAAAGTAAATGCTTCTGGAGCTGAAAAAGTTATTGAAAAAGAAGATACTTTTAATCCTACTTCAGAAATGCAAGAAGAAGGTAATTTTAAAAAAGTTTCTAAAACAATAGATGTATGGTATGAGGGTGTTATGGTTATGGGTACTAATATTCTTCTAAAATGGGAGATGTCTGAAAATATGGCTAGACCTCAATCTGCATCTCAAGAAGTTTATCCTGAATATGTAGCTTGTGCGCCTAGAATGTATAAAGGTGTTTTTGAATCATTAGTTAGACGTATGATTACGTTTGCAGATTTAATACAAATTACTCATTTAAAATTACAACAAGTAATATCTAGAGTAGTTCCTGATGGTGTATTTATAGATGCAGACGGATTAAATGAAGTAGATTTAGGAACAGGGCAGGCATATAATCCTGAAGATGCATTAAGAATGTTTTTTCAAACAGGTTCTGTTATTGGTAGAAGCTATACACAGGATGGAGATTTTAATCAGGCAAAAGTTCCAATACAACAGCTAAACAGTAATTCAGGACAAGGTAAAATAAATAGCTTAATAGGTTCATATAATCATTATATGCAAATGCTAAGAGATGTTACAGGCCTCAATGAAGCTAGAGATGGATCAACACCAGATTCTTATTCATTAGTTGGATTGCAAAAATTAGCTGCTTTAAGTAGTAATACTGCAACCAGACATATTTTAGATGCAGGTTTACAAATAAGCCAAAGGCTATGTACTGCTTTATCTAGCAGAATTGCTGATTTATTAGAGTATTCAGAATTTAAAGATGAATTAACTAATCAGATAGGAAGATTTAATGTTTCTATAATTGATGAAATTAGTAAATTATATTTAAGTGACTTTGGAATATTTATAGAAATAGAACCTGACGAAGAAGAAAGAAAAATGCTAGAACAGAATATTCAAATGGCATTACAGAGAGATTCTATAAATTTAGAAGATGCTATTGATATACGTGAGATAAGAAACTTAAAGTTAGCTAATCAAATACTTAAGTTAAAAAGAATAGGTAAACAAGATAGAGAGCAAAAAGAAAAAGCTGCTGTAGCACAGCAACAAGCTCAGATAAATGCTCAATCTCAACAGATGGCAGCTCAATCAAAAATGCAACAATTCCAAATGGAAAATCAAGCTGCTGTACAGTTAGAGCAAGCTAAAAGTCAATTTGCAGTTCAAAAAATGCAAGGTGAAGCTGCGATAAAAGCAGAGCTTATGAATCTTGAATTTTCACTTCAAATGAAATTAAAAGGAGTAGATATAGACTTAAAAAAGATGGAGCAGGAAGGTTTGCAAAAACGAGAAACTGAAAGAGAAAATGCTAAATCAAATAGAATATCTCAAGCTAATACAGAGCAATCAAAACTTATAGAGCAAAGAAAAAATAATCTACCTTCAGTTAGTTTTGAATCAAATGAAGATAGTTTAGATGGATTTGACTTAGCAGAATTTGAGCCTAGATAGCCTTAAAAATCAATTATAATTATATATTAACTTTGTAAAAATTAAATTAAATGGAAATTAAAGTAAAATCATTAGATTCTGTTCCAGAAAAATCTGTGCAGGAAGTAGAAGAAACTCTACTTAAAAAACACGAAGAAGAATTGAATGATAAATCTGACGATGTTGTTGAAGAGCAGCCTGTAGAAAATTTATCAGAACAAGTTGAAGTTGAAAGTCCAACTATAAAAGACGAAGACGTTCTTTCATATATTAAAAATAGATATAATAAAGATATATCTTCAGTTGATGATTTGTTTGCTGAAAGAGAGCAATCAGAAAGTTTACCAGAGGATGTATCAAAATATTTAGATTATAAAAAAAACACAGGGCGTGGATTTGAAGATTTCGTAAAAATAAACAAAAATTACGATGACTTAAATGAAGACCAGGTGTTATCAGAGTATTATTCTTTAACAGAATCAGATTTAGATAATGAAGATATTCGTTATTTAATGGACGAAAAGTTTTCGTATGATGAAGAAATTGATGACGAAAATGAAATAAAGAAAAAGAATATTGCTAAAAAAAGAGAACTTTCAAAAGCTAAAAAGTATCTTAATGATGTAAAAGAACAATACAAAATTCCTCTTGAGTCAAGTGGGAGTTCGTTGTCTGAAGATCAACAAAAAGATATTGAAGCTTATAGAAGTTATATAGAAGAATCTAAATCTACTTTAGAGGCTCACGAAAGAAAAAATAAATTTTTCTTAAAGAAAACAAATGAAGTTTTTAATCCTGAATTCAAAGGTTTTGAGTTCAATGTAGGAGATAAAACCGTTAAGTATTCTTACGGTGATGTTAATGAAATGAAATCTAAGCAAAGTGATTTAAACAATTTAGTCAAAAAATATGTTGACGACGATGGTTTGATTTCAAATGCTAAAGGATGGCATACAGCATTAAGTGCTGCTATGGATCCTCAAAGATTTGCTAATTATTTTTATGAGCAAGGTAAAGCTGATGCTATAGAAAATGTTACTAAAAAAAGTAAAAACATTAATATGAGTATGAGACAAACCCCTCAAGCAATTGGCGACACTGGATTTAAAGCCAGACAAGTTTCAGATACAAGTGGAAAAGGATTAAAAATTAGAAGTAAAAAAAAATAGTTAAAAATTAAAAACAAAAGTTATGGCAGTAGATGCAGTACCTGGGTTTGACTTACAACCAAGTTCAGAACAGGTTTTATTACAGACAAATTATATTACTAACTTCGATTTCTTAAATCAGTATTTACCAGATACTTACGAAAAAGAATTCGAACGTTATGGAAACAGAACAGTAGCTTCATTCTTACGAATGGTTGGTGCTGAAATGCCTTCTAACTCTGACCTTATCAAATGGGCTGAGCAAGGAAGATTACACACGAAGTATACAAATGTTACTTCTCAAGCAGCAGCAGCTCAAGACATTGCAACTTTAGATATTAATGATGCTTTAGTTCCTGGAACAGGAGATATTGCATTAAGAGTTGGTCAAACAGTTATGCTTTCTGATAGCTCTATAAATTCAACAAATAGTAACAAAGCAATAATTACAGCAGTAGATACTACAAATTCTACTATTGATGTTGCATATTATGAAGCAGGTGGTCAAACAATGGCTGCAAATGTTCAGTGTTCATTATTTATCTATGGTTCTGAGTTCCAAAAAGGAACTAACGGAATGCAAGGTCAATTAGAAGCTGATGATCAGATATTTTCTAATTCACCAATTATCATAAAAGACCATTACGCAGTAAGCGGTTCTGATATGGCTCAAATTGGATGGATTGAAGTAACTACTGAAAACGGAGCAACTGGATTCTTGTGGTATCTAAAATCAGAACACGAAACTCGTTTACGTTTTGAGGATTATTTAGAGACAGCAATGGTTGAGGCAGTACCAGCTGAAGCACTTAGTGGTGTGGCAGCAATTGCAGCAGGAGTTGCAAGTGGAGTAGGTAACAAAGGTTCTGAAGGACTTTTTTACGTAGTTGAGCAAAGAGGAAATGTATGGAGTGGTGGAAACCCAACAGCTCTTACAGACTTTGACGACATTATTCAAAGATTAGACAAGCAAGGTTCTATTGAAGAAAATGTTATTTTCTTAAACAGACAGTTTGGATTTGACATTGATGATATGTTAGCTGCTCAAAACTCTTATGGTAACCCAGGGGGTACATCATACGGTCTTTTTGACAATGATGAAGAGATGGCTCTTAACTTAGGATTTTCAGGATTCCGTAGAGGTTATGACTTCTATAAGACAGACTGGAAATACTTAAACGACCCAACAATGCGTGGTGATATTGTAGGTGGTGCAATCAATGGAATTTTAGTTCCTGCAGGTTCTACTACTGTATATGACCAAGTATTAGGAAAGAACGCTAAGCGACCTTTCTTACATGTTCGTTATAGAGCTTCTGAAACAGAAGACAGACGTTACAAGACTTGGATTACAGGTTCAGCAGGTGGAGCAGCTACTTCTAGCTTAGATGCTATGGAAGTAAACTTCTTATCTGAAAGAGCTTTATGTACTTTAGGTGCTAACAACTTCTTTATCTTTAAATAAGATA